AGAGGATGCAGGAGTTGAGTTTAATTCAGATGATGATCTTTCACAGGAGTACAGTGCTAACGTATGGATAGTTGATGGCAAGGTTGTAAAGGCACAGTTGAACCCACTACCTGGACAAGTAATGCCATACTTTATATTCCCGTATGAAAAAAATCCACACGCGTTTTGGGGAACAGGGGTTCCAAGAATGATGCGTGATTCACAGACAACAATGAATGCTGCAACCAGAATCTACTTAGATAACGTAGCATTATCGTCAGGACCAATGGTTGAAGTTAATACCGATATCATGGCTTCAGGGGAAGACCCAACAGAGCTTTACCCTTGGAGAGTATTCCTAAGAGAGGGGGGAGATGGTAATCAGCCAATGGTAAGATTCTATCAACCACAATCTAATTCACCAGCCCTTGTATCTGTTATAGAATTATTTAGAAGGTTCGCCGATGAAACCACCGCGTTGCCATCTTATACACATGGACAAACACAAAGCTCATTAAATAGAACCGCTACAGGTATATCTATTCTAATGAGTAACGCAAACATAGTTCTTAAATCAGTTATTAAAAACATTGACGACTATTTAACTAAACCAATGATACGTTCTTTATATGATTGGAATATGACTTGGAATGAAAACGAGTTAGTTAAATCAGATATGCGTGTTGTCGCTAAAGGATCCACAGCCCTAATACAGAAAGAAGTACAATCACAAAGATTGCTACAGTTCCTTTCTTTAATAAATAACCCAATGGACGCACAGCTAGTTGATCGTGAGAAACTACTAACTGATATAGCTAAATCATTAGATATAGATCCAGAAGAAGTTATAAAATCACAAAAGGAGTTAATGGATGAGCAAGCACTACAACAAGCTATCCTTGCCAGCCAGCAAGGCGGTGAGGCTAATCAAGTCCCAAATGCCGAAGGAATGGTCGGTGCTGATGGACGAAATGGAGTCGCTCCGCCAAATGGAGCGGGACCAGTTGGAAATAACGGAGGACTTCCGCTTTAGCCAAGGTCGTTGCGACATACTTAAATTTGTTGTATCTTTAGATACAATTGCCACAAAGGTAATAGAATCGTTAGGCTCCAGAAGGGACACACCTAACATTTATAAATAATTTTATCGACACCCCACATAAGGACCGAAAAAATGGAAAGAGAAAAAACTAGAGGCGAGGTAATCGCCGAAAAGCTTGAACTAGAAGCTGATGAGATGATGAAGCAAGTTGCTGAATCTAAGACGGAATCTGAAGTTGAATCTAAAGGGTTAGCTACTCAAGAAGATGAAACCACAGACACCCCCGAAGAGATTGAAGAGGAACTAGTAGAAACTTCACCCGATGAATCTCAGGAAACTGAAGAAGCATCTGATCAGGAAGAACAAGAGATTCAGGAAGAAGATGTTAAATCTGATAAGGGTTTATTATCTGCTGATCAATGGGAAGAAAGGTACAAGAATGCTCAGGCACGAATGACCAAGGCAACCCAGAGAGAGAAAGAGCTCGAAACGAAAATAGCAGAGATGGATAATAAAATCAAAGCTATGGAAGTTATGAAGTCCGATGTACGGATTGAGCAACAGAAAGAAGAGGTTAATGTTGATCTGGGTGAGATAATGAAAGATTATCCAGAGATCGTAAAGCCACTTCAAAAATACGTTGATGCTCGCATCGCGTCTGTTGACCAAAAAGTTAATCAGGCTACAGAAGAGGTCTTGAAGACTCAGAAAGAAGAAGCAGATAAGAAGCATTATGGTGCTATTGCAGATGCACATGCGGATTGGCAGTCTGTATCACAGAGTGAAGATTTCACTTTATGGTTAGGAAGGCAGTCTAATATGTGGCAGAACGCAGCTAGTGGCGGTGATGCTGAGGATGTAATATCCCTCTTAACAAAATATAAAACTGATTTAGGTCTTATTTCCAAAAAAGTTTCTAAAAAGGAATTAGTAGAAAAGGCGAAACAAAACATTGAACCTTCACTCTCTAAAGCCAGGAAACAAAACGTAGGTAGTAGCAAAAGAATTTGGACTGCAAGCGAAATTGGCAAGCTAAATGATAAACAGTTTAGTAAGCACGAGAAAGAAATTGATCAAGCTTATGCCGATGGAAGAGTGAAGCCTTAATTAATTTGTTGCTATTAAATTAAAATTTTTTTAAAAAAGAGGTAATTATAATGGCATATTCAACTTCAGGCGGAAACTTTGCTTTCGCTGCTGGTGAGAATCATTTTATACCTGAAGTCTTCTCAAAGAAGTTACAAGCTAAGTTCTATTCTCAGACCATGTTGTCTGAAGTTACAACTAACGAGTACGAAGGAGAGATCTCAGGGTTAGGTAATAAAGTAAATATCAGAACAGTTCCTGCTGTATCAGTAGCTGACTATTCTGGCTCAATCTCATATAGTGATGTAACATCATCTACTATTGAGTTAGATATCAACAAGGCTAAAAGCTATGCTTTTAAAGTTGACGATATCTTAAGAGAACAAGCAGATATCGACTTCATGAACGAAGCAGCTAATGACGCAGCTCAGAACATGAAAATCGCTATTGAGCAAGATGTGTTCGCAAACGTAGCCGCTGGTTCGTCTTTAACAGACATCAACGGAACACCTGCAAACGTAACATCTGCAAATGTTCTTGGGCATATCCTTGATGCTGGACAACAGCTTGATGAGAATAACATTCCAGAAGATGGAAGATTCATGATCATCAATCCTGCTGTTGCAACAGTATTAAAGCAATCAGAACTAAGACAAGCATACTTAACTGGTGATAATGTATCTCCATTAAGAAATGGCTTTATTGGAACGGTTGATAGATTCAACATGTATGTATCTAACAACTTAAGCACAGCAGGCGGAGTAACATCTGGTCTGTATGGGCATCCTAAAGCTGTTGCTTATGCTTCTCAAATGACTAACACTGAAACTGTAAGACTTGAGTCTTCATTCGGTGATGGCGTTAGAGGCTTGGCTGTATACGGATACAAAGTTATCCTTCCAACAGCTGTTGGTGAGTTTAAGCTGCAAACTGCTTAACATTGCTTAAGGGGAGTTTCGGCTCCCCTTTTTTTATTCAAATCCCCACTAGATAGAAACCACATATTTGTGATACCTTAAACGTAGCTTAAACATAGCGAGGTAAATATGACTAAAGATGAATTAATCAAGAAAGCTAAAGAAGAATATAATGTTTCACTAAACCCAAAAGACAAACTTGCAGACTTAGAAGTAAAGCTATCTTCATTAGAAGATAACGTGGATGTAGCAGAAAAGGTTGAGGTCGTTAAAGAGGGTTCTGATCCTATAGCTTCGAGGGGTGAACATGGAAAACTTGTCCCATGGCATCCATTACACAGAGAGGAAAGTTGGACTTTCGTGTATAAAAAATCTGATTTAAAAAAAGAAGAACTTAAGAAACTAGGACTATAAATGGCAACCGTTAAAGTAATTGATTTAATAGATAGGGCTGAAGAGATTCTCCAGGATACAACCAATGTGAGATGGTCACAGCAAACACTTCTTGATTATCTTAACGATGGTCAAAGAGAGGTTGTGCTTTTTAGACCAGATGCCAATCCAGTAAATACATCTTTTACTTTGACTGCCAACAGTGCGAAACAGACACTGCCTGGTGCCGCACTTAGATTGCTATCAATCTATAAAAACGCTAGCCCAACAACCAAACCAATAACAAATATTGAAAGAAGAGTTCTGGATGATCAGATAGAAGACTGGCATGGAACCACAGATACAAACGTAGAGCACTATGTTTATGACCCTATGGATCCAAAAGTATTTTATGTTTATCCACATTCCACAGCATCGGACGCAACAATAGATTTGGTTTACAGCTCGGCACCTGTGGATGTAACCATAGCAAACTTTAATACAACGAGCACAGTAATTTCATTGGATGACATTTATGCAAACGCTATACTGGATTACATTCTCTATAGAGCCTACCAAAAAGATACGGAGTACGCTGGAGATATGAACAGATCTGGAGTTTACTTGCAGTCATTTCAAAATGCATTAGGAATAAAAAACCAAGTTGATGCAGGATCTACTCCTCAGCCTTCAACACCAGCACAATAGTGATATATGGCAGTAGCAAAAAATATAAAGTCTTTAGTTCCTAAAGTAAAACGCGAGGCACCAAGCTGTCCATCGTTTATAGCTATAGAAGAACTAAGGAACACTATTATAGATTTTTGTATAAACACAGACATATACTTATCAGATCTTACCTTATTTCAAACAGTTACAGGTATTAACGAGTACGAGGCTGCTGACCTAGATATACCAGTCGGCACAGAGCTTAATCATTTAATAGATTTCTTTTCTGAGTTTGGAGATTCGTCAGTACAGGTATCTGAGAAAAGCTTTACAAGACTTGAGCCAAAATCACTTATAGGATCTCCTTCTTTGTTTGACGCATATGGTAAAGGCAGACCTAGGTTTTATAGTCAGAAAGATCAAGAAACAATCCTTGTGGCTCCCACGCCAGACAAAAACTATTCGCTCTACGCTCTTTATAGCCTAAAGCCTACAGCGACAGCAAGCACAGTACCTAACATTATAGCTAATGAGTACCAGGAGCTAATCATTCATGGTGCTTTATATAGATTGCAGATGATGAAAGACAGTCCATGGTATGACGTACAGGCAGCAGATCTTAATAAAAGACTATATGACAAAGGAGAGGCACAGGCTGTAAGAAAATCTAAATACGGATTGGTTGGTGCTCCGCTAACAATAAGATACCAGGAGTTTGTATAGATGGCATATTCAACAACAATTAAAGCAGTAGTAGGCGATACTCATCCAGAGCTAAACTTCACACTAACCGACTCAAACACGGCGGCTTCTGGGAAAACATTAAACCCAGAAGACCCTACAACATTTGCACCTATAAACTTAACGGGTGCTACCGTAAGAGTAAGAATAAGAAAGATTGGAACAACAAACGTACTGTCAACAATAACATGTTCTAATACAGCTCCCTCCGATGGAAAGTGTGCAATGGTGTTCACATCATCTACGTTCGCAGAGGCAGGGTTCTACGAGGGAGAAATAGAAATAACCAAGGCTGACAGCAACATTCAAACAATTAATGATTTAATTAAGTTCAATGTGAGAGATGATTTTGACTAATGGCTATAAAGTTAATTGTAGAATATACGAATCTACAAGCGGCAATACAAAGCCAAGAACTATCTTTATTAGTACAGCCAGCAGAATCTGATTCCCCCTCATTACAAACATCTGTAGTTAGCCCGAGTGTAAATGTTGGCGTTTCAACTATTGCTCCTATATCTGGAACATTACTTAACTATGTACAGCCGAACCTATTAATAAGCAGTGTAAATCTTTTTGCTGACATAATCACAGATCCAGATACTAAGAACCTTTATTTTACTGGCGACAATCCAAATGTAGTCGTTCTTAATATATTAGAGGACCTAGCTTACAGTGTTAACAAGCCATTTGCAGATACCTTTGGTTTTTCTGACGACACGACTTTTGATATATCTAAGGCTCTTAATGATACAACTAGCATAACTGAGTCCATAGAAATTCTATTAGAGTTCTTGAGAGAGTTCAGCGATACAACAACTATTATTGATGTCCCAGCGTTATTAGTATCAAGACCAGAAAGCGACAGCTTTGCTTTTGCAGATAGTCAGTTATTTGGGTTCAACAAGAATCACTTAGACGCGTTTCTTATATTTGAAAACTCAGATTTTGATTTGGGGAAAAATGAAAGCGACACCATACCCCTTACAGACACGCAGGCATTTAACACCGCACTACCCAAGCAAGATGATATTAGCGTTACAGAGGCAAATGCAAAAAGCCTTAGCACCTCAAAGACAGACAGCTACTCTCTCACCGAGCAAGCGACACTGCAACCGTTACTCTCAAAGGCAGACAGCTTATCTATGGGAGAGTCTTTAAGTAGAACAGTATCTTTTAATAGATCATTCCTGGATGTTATAAGCTTAGATGATATAGCCAGTGTGGATGACCCGTTGCAAACAGATATAGCTAGCATCAAGAACAATGTAGCCTTTTTAACAGAAGAGAATATTTTTTCTTTAAGTAAGGCACTGACAGACAGCACAAGTATAGTAGAGCAAATAGCTAGCTCTATAAGCAAACCCGCATCAGATACACTTTCCGTTAATGAGTCCGCGACCTTACTATCAAGCCTTTCGCGGTCAGATATCCTTTCCATATCAGAACAGGATGTGATATCTTTTAGCAAAAGTATTGATGACGCTTTAACTATAACTGAGAACATAAACTTTAAAGTTATAGTAAGTTCTAAAAGCGTTTTAAATACAGCAGCACTTAATACAAGTGCTCTTAATTAGGAGCAAAAATGATAGTTGATAATTTTAAACTAACAGGTAAATTGAAAATAGAAGTCAACAACGAGGTTGTTGCAGAGGTACCTAACATAGTCGTTACTGACGGTAAGGAATATGTGGCATCAAGAATGAAGGATGCTTCTACTACTGCAATGACACACATGTCTGTTGGCACAGGATCTACAGCAGCAGCGGCTTCAGACTCAGCCCTGGGATCACAGATATCAGGAAGCAGAACCGCACTAACATCAACAAATGTTACAGGTAATGACATTGTATATGTTGCAACATTCGGTCCAGGTACAGGAACTGGTGCAATAACTGAAGCTGGTATATTCAATGCATCGTCTAGTGGTACAATGTTGTGTAGAACAGTCTTTTCTGTTGTAAATAAAGGATCTGCTGACTCAATGACAATTACTTGGACGGTCACAGTTAGTTAAATAAAAAGAGGTAGTTAATGGCGATTGTCTTTCAAAATAATGCAAGGACGACACTTGCCAGTGGAATAAACAGTAGTGCAACAAGCATTACAGTTACAGATGGTTCAGTATTACGATCGCCTACTGGCGGTGATTTCTTTTATTGCACATTCGATGACGGAACAAATAATGAAATAGTT